ATCTGGATTTTCTTTTAAATATTTTTTTCTTATTTTAGAAAGTTTTTTCTTATTTGCCTTTGTATGTTTCATCTGAACCTCCAAACTACTTATATTTATAATAAGTGATAGTTTGGTGGTTCGGATAAGCACGGGAGGTGGGACTCGAACCCACATTTTCAGTCCAATTACGGTGTTCCTGTTTAGAAGACAGGTCCGATACTCCCGCGTTTGTGTTTACATTTCCCAATCATCAAAACTACTATTCTTTGTGAACTTTTCATTCAGTTTGTCGGTGGTCTTTTTCATTTCAGAACCCAACTGTCCCGAATCAACCAAACTATTCTGTGCATGTTCCTCAACATCATACAATCTCATCTTACTCCTGTCAATGCCTAGAACGAACTTTTTGTTTGTTGATGGATCGTTGTATCGGTTTTTCAATTGTTTCACCATGATCTGACTCAATTCTTCGAGTTCTTCTGTGGCGATCAGAGCAACCAACAGATCTGCCGTCGATGGAAGACCATAACTTTCCGAAGTGTTTGAAAGGTCAATGTCGGAATTGTTGTAACCACCACGATTTGCTTGTGTCGCAGTGAAGATTGGAATATCCAGTTCTACTGCGAGTCCACGAAGTTCTTCCGCGATTGACTTTACATATGTATACGAATTCGCAGTGGTGTTTCCTTTGAATCTTGCGGAAGCGCAAATGTTCAAGTAATCCACCATGAGAACATCGGGAGAAAAATTCTTCTTGAGGCGAAGTTCGTTTATCAAGTTTCTGAAGTGCGAGACATTTGCTGTCGCCGTTGGATATTCCTTGACAATCAATCTTCCCTTGATGTTCTTGAGAGCTCTTTCCATCTTCTTGTCGTAAAGCTCCTTGGACAACTTCTTGAGGTCTTGAATTGGAGTGTTCAGAAGATTCGCGTCAATGCGTTCTGCGATTCTCTCTTCCGACATTTCACATGTGATGTAGAGAACATTCTTGTTTTGAATCAAACAATTTGTCGTATGGTGGCAGAGAAACAACGACTTTCCAACACCCGTTGAAGCCAAAATCACATTGAGAGTTTTGTTTGGAACTCCACCATTCGTGATTCTGTTCATGTAATCCAAATCAAATGGAACCTTTTCTTCTATGCGATGATAAAACTCGAATCGTTCATCCTTGTTTTCGATGAAGTCGTGACCAATGTTGGTGTCAAAAGAAACCGACAATGCCTTGGATAGAATTTCTGGAAGAACATTGACAGATTCTTCCGTCTTTCCGTCAATGATGTGAATCGAGTCCATAATAGCATTGAAGATTGCTTTGTCTTTACAGAACTTTTCGGATTGGTCGATGAGCCAATCCATGTTGTCTTCCGAGTTCAAACTCTTGGAAATGATGTCCAAGTTTGTTTCAATCTTCTTGATATCTGTTTCACTGATTTTTTCAAGACTTGAAATCTCAAGTTTCACAGCTTCAATGGAAGGGGATTTGTTGTATTTGTTGATGAATTCACTCACTTCCCGAAAAAGAATCTTGTCGGAACTATCCGCAAAATATTCTTCTTTCAGAAAGGGTAGAACTCTTCGCACATAATCTTCATTGTTTAGGAGGTTGCGAAGAACAACCATCTCAATTCGCTCATTCATACAAAAAGACTCTCCAATGTCTGTTCACTATCCATTCGCCAACCAATCTTCTCAACGATACTATTTAGAGGATCAATGAACGATTTCTCAAACTGAAGTTCATAATCGAAGTAAGAATGCAGACCAAACTCCTTTGGTAATTCCACTGGGAAAGATAGAACTTTTTCCCGCAGGGGATTCGGTTGTTTCAGGTAGAGAAAACGAATCTTGTCTCCTTCTAGAATCTTCTTGTATTTTCTTTGAAGATTGTGCTTGGCAAGTAGGTCATTGTATATCAAAGAACCCTTTACCGCAATAGGAGTTCCCTTGGAATACACGTTTTTTTCGTCCATGTATTTCATCAACCCATTGCAACCTCTTGGAAAGGAAACTTCTTCGGGTGGAAGTTTCATGAACTCTTCCTTGAATTCCTCGATGAATTTCACCAATGTATCATTGTCTTCCCGAAGAATGATTGATATTGCCTTCTTGAGTTTTTCGCGAACTACATGTGGCGTAGAAGAACGTGTGGTTTCAATCCCCATGATTTTCATTTGAGGTTCGGAATAGCGAACACCTTCACTGTCCCAAACATTGAGCATGTATCGCTTCTTTGCTGTCCAAATTCCCTTATCTGCAATGACTTCTCGTTCCATCTGCATTCGGTTCACAAAAGCATTCATCTTTTTGGAGAGTTCATCATACTTCTTGTCGATGAATGGTTGAATTACCTTTTCGCAGCTCTTGTTCAAGAAATCAATTATCTTGTCTCTGTCGGTTTCATTGGGCAAGACCTTCTTAACCAAATTTCCTAAACGAAGATAGACCGAATCGGTGTCACTCGCGACCACATAATCATAACCTTCAGTCTTCAGTTGTTGATTGAGAAATTCATTCAACTTGTTCATGATCCAACGAATACTGAGTTGACCGGACTTGGTGATTGATTCGGCAAGTTCCCTCGAATAAAACCTAAAATATACGTTTCCTAACCCAAGGCGCCGTAGCAGCTATTCAATTGGACCTTTCGGACCAATTGGAAATTGTGATATTTTGAAATATCCTTTTTCAAGCTGCCACGAAGCCTTAGCAAGTCCTCCGTGCTCATTTTTTCATAATCTTTTGACATCTCCAACCTTTTGCTTTTCCTTTCTTTATAGCTTTTCCACTTTCATGATTTGTCCAAATAGTGCTGAAAGGTAGTTTATTCTCCTCACAAAATTCAGTCAACCTATTTGTTTCAGTTTTTTTACCATCAGGAGATATTATAATAAACCAAGAATTTTTAGTGTTCTTGAATTTCTCTCTAAATCCTTCCCTGTCCCACATTTGCCTAGATAGAACTTTCATTTTCTGGGAGTGTTCTGGTTTTTTTCTTCCTAAATTTGCTTCGCGTGCTTTTTCCAAATTTTTCAAAGAAATTTCTAAAAACTTAGGATTATTTTTTCTGATTTCACTTATTTTCTTTCCCAATTTTCTTGCTATTTTAGGATTTCTCATGGGGTTTTTGTCCCCCCTGTTATCAATGTGGTCGAAACCACCTTTACCACCACTTCTCATATTGTAACATTTTCTATCTCGGATAGATTCCTCAACAAGTTTTTTCTCTGCTTCAAACATGGAATGCTCTTCTGTAAAAATACCTATTATTTCTTTCGTAAAATTTTTCTTTCCATACTTTTTTATAGCTCTTCTTAGAGCAACTCCACTACCAAGATAATTATCACCTATATTATTAGTTTTATGAGCTCCGATATAATATTTTCCATTTACATTATTAGTTGTTTTATATACTAGGTAAAACATGCTTTTTACTTCCTTTCCGAAAGTATTTATAACCTAAAGCACTTTGATACCTATATATTTTCTAAAAACTGACTCCTCTTTTTCTGAGTTCTTTTTCAACCCCTTCAATATCATATTTCGCTTCGATCATCTTCTTCTTGAAGAACTTTCTCTCCTCATACATCTTCTCCATGAGTTCAGGAAGAAATCCTTGAATGTCTTTTCGATATGTGGTTCCGTTTGCAGCAACAGATCCTTTTCTTTTGAGTTGATTCAGTTTTTCAGAAGGTTTGCCTTCGAGAACATCATGAAAAACATTAGCCATTCCAAATTCTTCATCTTCAGTAAGAGCAACCTTTGTTTCTGGGCTGATGTTGTATTGCATGATAAGATGAGGATAGAGCGAATTCAAATCGAAGGACACCACCCAATCATGCTCACCGACAATCGGCTCCTTCACGAAAGCACCAGAGTATTGCTCTTCCACAATGGAACTTCTTGCTCTCTTCATTGGAATGATTGTGTTCTTGGAAAGAAGATGATGATAAATGATGGAATCCCAAGTTCTCACTTGCGAAAAGATGTCTTCGTGGTTCACCTTTGCTGAATATGAAAGAGCAAAAGAGAGTTCCAAAAGTCGCATCTTCTCTTCCAACTTCTGAACTAGACGAACATCTTGAATGTTGTATTCCACGAACTTCTGAAAATCTCCCTTGTAGAAATCCGACATGGTTTCAAATTCACCGTAAGAGTGTTTTCTTTCCCCAAGTTCAACGAACGAGATGTGATCCAAACTATACGATTCTTGATTCTTGTATGTGAAAGTTCTGTAGAGTTCAAAATAGTCCAAACAAGAAACACCGATTATCTTGTAGACGGTTTCCTTCTTACCCATACGACTCACTTCTCGCTCACGAACTCTTTCCCAAGGAGACAATCTTTTTGCTTCCTTTTCATCCAAAAGCATTTGAATGCGGTTG